CTAGTCGGGGCGCCAGGACGAGGCCTTGACGATGGCCGAGACGAAGGAAAGCTGCTCGATCTCCTCGGCCCGGATCTTCACCGTCTTGTGGTTCTGGTTGATCGACAGGAAGTGGGTGTAGCCGTCGCGCGTATAGCCGAGGATCTTCACCATCACCCGCCCGTCGCGCGATTTCACCAGCACCTCGTCGCCGCTGGCCACGGCCTGGTTGGGCTCGACCACGACGAATTCCCCGTCGCGGATGCGCGGCTCCATCGAGTCGCCGACGCAGCGCAGGCCATAGGCATCGGGGTCGGCGCTGAGGAAATGCAGGTAGCCGTCGCCGTGCCCGACCGGGTATTCCAGGTCGCAGAAGTGCCCGTTGTCGCCGAGCTGGGCCATTGCCACCACGGCGATCTTCTTGAATGCCTGCGGCGCGATCGGGATCGGGTGCCAGTCGTCGCTGTAGGCCACCGCCGGCGATGGCTGGCCCTTGCCGGTCAGCAGCCATACAGCGTTGACCTGGTAGCGCTCCTGCAGCACGGTGGCCTGGACCAGGGTCGGCTTGCGGCTGCCCTCGGCCCATTCCTGCACATCCGATTCCGGCGCGCCCACCGCTGCCGCCAGTTCTTTCTTGCGGATGCCCAGCCGTTCCAGCACGAAGCCGACGCGCGCGGCCAGGCCGTCCGACTGCGCCGGCGGCACGGCCGGCCGGCTTTCCGAATCCATCCAGAACTGCGGATAGCCGAAGGTCTCCTCGATCTTGCGCGCGGTGCGGTCGCCAATGTCCTTGCCGCCGCTCAGGTAGCGGTTGACCAGGGAGGGGGTGGAATAGCCGAGGGCCTGGGCGGCGCGCGACTGGTTGCCGTCGGACTTCTCGGCGATGGCAATCGAGAACTTCTCGCGGCGGATTTCTTTGATCGACTTCATGCGCGTGATTGAACCCGGTTTGACCGAGAAGGTAAATAGACCTTCATGGTAACAGACGAGTCTTGTAATGGTTACCAATATGGTAATAGAATCGTCCGAAAGTGCATCCGACCCAACCCGGCCACGCGGCGCCAGGGCGGTCCGGCGGGCCGCGCGCGCAGTGCGGGCCTGCCCTTTCAACAGGAGGGAAGTGCCATGAACGATGCAAGGGAAGGGAAAGCGGAGGCCGGCGCAGCGATGGGCGACGCGGCCGCGAACACGGCGCCGGGCGCCGGTGGCGCAGCGGGTCTCAGCGCGCGCCAGCGCATGGTCATCGACTGCTTCGACGGCGGTGGCGTGCTGCTGACGCGCGAGGACATCGCCGCACGCACCCACCTGCGCCTGTCGTCGGTGTGCGGACGCGTGCGTGAGCTGCTCGACGCCGGCTACCTGCAGGTACGCGGCCTGCGGCGCTGCGCCGCCACCGGCAAGCCGCACGAACTGCTCGGGCGCAAGGGGGCGCGATGAAGGCGCCGCGGCACGGGCACGGCGCCCTGCGCGGGCCGGCCATGGCGTCCGGCATGGACGGGAAGGGCCGCCATGCGTGACTACGGCAAGATCAGCCCGCAGTTCTGGATGGGGCCGACCGGCAGGCGGCTGCGCGCGCACGGCGCACCCGCGCAACTGGTGGCGCTCTACCTGACCACCTGCCCGCATGCCAATATGCTCGGCCTCTACTACCTGCCGGTGATGTATATCGCGCACGAGACCGGCCTGGGCATGGATGCTGCGTCGGCGGGGCTGGCCGGCTGCATCGAGGCCGGCTTCTGCCGCTACGATCCGGCCACCGAAATGGTGTGGGTGTGCGAGATGGCCCACTACCAGATCGGCCGGGCGCTGAGCGCGGCCGATAAGCGCTGCGCCGGCGCGCAGAACGAGTACAACGCGCTGCCGGACAACCCCTTCCTGCTCCCCTTCTTCGACCAGTACCGCACCGATTTCCACCTGAGCCGGTGCCGCGGTGCGCCGGCACCGGGCGAAGCCCCTTGCCTGGCCCTTGCGAGCCATGAACAGGAGCAGGAGCAAGGGCATGAGCAGGACCAGGGGAAGGACCAGGGGAAGGACCAGGGGAAGGACCAGGGGAAGGACCAGGAAAGGGGTAACCCTGGCGGGTTACCTGTGGCCACCGCTGCCGGCGAGGGGATTGCCGAAGCCACGCTACCCGCCGCGTCCGAGCGCGGCCGCGCCGACTGTCCGCACCGAGACATCGTCGCGCTCTACCACGAGCTGCTGCCGATGTGTCCGCGCATCCGCGACTGGACGCCGGCGCGGCAGGCACAACTGCGCGCGCGCTGGAGCGAGGACGCCGGGCGCCGCACGCTGGACTACTGGCGCCGCCTGTTCGCCTACATCGCCGAGAGCCGTTTCCTGACCGGCCGTGCGCCCAGCGCCGGCAAGCCGCCGTTCGTGGCCAGCCTCGACTGGATCGTCAAGGCCGAAAACTTCGCCAAGATCCGCGAGGGGCGCTACCACAAGGAGGCGGCATGAGCGCGCGCGACGTCGGCCTGGCGGCGGTGACGGCTGGCGCGGTGCCACACAGCATCGAGTCCGAGCAGGCCGTGCTGGGCGGGCTGCTGCTCGACAACGACGCGATCGATCGCGCCGGCTGGCTGCTGCCCGAGCATTTCTACCGCGCCGACCATGCGGCGATCTTCCGCCATATCGTCGCCCTGCTTGCCGATGGCGTCGGTGCCGACGCGGTCACTGTCTTCGAACGCCTGGCCGCGCACGGACTGGACGCCCACGCGGGCGGCCTGGCCTACTTGAATGCGCTGGCGCTGCAGACGCCGGGCAGTGCCAATATCGCGCGCTACGCGGCCACCGTGCGCGACCGCGCGCTCAAGCGGCAACTGCTGGCGGTGGCGTCGGACCTGCCGGCCCTGGTGGCAGGCGGCGAACCTGCGCGCGCCGTGCTTGACCGCGTGCAGGCACGGCTGGAAGCCCTGGCGCAGGAACGTACGATGGCGCGCCCGGTGCGCGCAAGCGAGGAGTTCGACGCCTGCCTGGGCGCGCTGCGCGAGCAGGCGGCCGGCGCGCACCAGGCGCTGGCAACGGGCTTTCGCGCGCTCGACACCAAGCTCGGCGGCGGCCTGCGCGCCGGCGAGCTGGTCATCGTGGCGGGGCGCCCGGCCATGGGCAAGACCGCTTTCGCGCTCAACGTGGCCTGCCACGCCGCGCGCAGCCACAGCGTGCTGGTGTTGTCGCTGGAGATGCCCAAGGCGCAGCTGCACCAGCGCAACCTAGCCATGCTGGCCGAGGTGCCGCTGCCGCGCCTGCGCCAGCCCGAGCAACTCGGCGACGAGGACTGGCGGCGCCTGGCGGCGGCGCGCAGCCGCGTGGCCGAGCTCGGCCTGTTCCTCGACGACCAGCCGGCGCTGTCGCTGGCTGACGTGCGTGCCAAGGCGCGCATGGTGCGCCGCCGCCACGGGCTCGACCTGCTGGTAATCGACTACCTCGGCCTGATGAGCGGTGGCGCCAGCGAGAACCGCAGCCAGGAAGTCGGCAGCTATTCGCGTGGGTTGAAGGCGCTGGCCAAGGAGCTGGGCATTCCGGTGATCGCGCTGGCGCAGCTCAACCGAAGTCTCGAGAGCCGGGCCAACAAGCGCCCGCTGATGGGCGACCTGCGCGATTCCGGCGAGCTGGAGCAGGACGCGGACATCATCCTTCTGCTCTACCGCGACGAGGTCTACCACCCGGAGTCGCCAGCGCGCGGCATGTGCGAGGTGCTGGTCGAGAAGCAGCGCCAGGGCGAGACCGGCAGCGTGCCGCTGGCCTACCACGGCGAGACCACGCGCTTCCTCGACGCACCGGCGGGATACCGCGCGCCGGCGCCGCGCCCCGCGCGGGCGATCCGCGAGGATCTATGAAGGACGCCATGCACGGCGCCCGCGCCAGGCGCGGGCGGGCGTTGCAACCGAAGCAGGGCCGAACCAAGGCCGATCACCACAGGAGCGATCATGAATATCGAAGACCGGCTGGACAACTGGGGCAGGGTGGTACGCGATCCGCGCTGGCAGCCGCAATGCTGCGCATCGTGGGCACGCGTGGCGACCGCGCTGCGCGATGCCGCCGAGCGGCAGGCCGCGATCCCGCTGCTGCCGCGCGACATCGAGGACGGCTGGAGGATCGAGCGCGCCTGGCAGCGCATCCAGGACCCGCTCGCCAAGCGCCTGCTGCAATACCACTATGTGCACCGCATGGAGGCCGAGATGGTGTGCCGCGTGCTGGTGCGCAAGTACGGCGCCGCGCCCAGCACGCTGCGCCACTGGGAGGCGCGCCTGGCCAAGGCTCAGCGCGTGATGATGCATGTGCTGTCGTTGGACGACGCGCGCCGGCAACTGGCGCGGCAGGTGGCACGGCAGTCGGTGCAACAGGCGGTGCAACAGGCGGTGCAACAGGCGGTGCAACAGGCGGCGACACTGTCCGCACAGCCCGCACCGCATTTGCCTTCCTCGCCTTCCGCATTGCCCGCACGGCGCGTGCTCACGGTGCGCGCCGCGCCATGCGCGATGGCGTAAAAAAACACGGTGCAAAAGCTTGCGCGCTGTGCGGTTGTCCTCTAATCTGAACCCAGATTACTGATTGCCCAGCGCGGCGCACCGGTTCAGACCGAGACACAGCATCCCGATGGAGGGATGCCCGTGGCCGGACCGGAGCGCAGCGAATCCAGCCCGCCAGGCCAGCGCCTCGCGGGCTTTTTGCTTTGCTGCGCCGGCCATCGATGCAACCGTTCCGATTCCCATGCATTGCCTCGCAGGAGACCCCCCGAGATGAGTACCGTCGCCATCCGCAAGGCGCTCGAAGAACGCCTCAAGACCATGCAGCCCGCGCTGGCCACGGCCTGGGAGAACCAGCCGTTCACGCCCGCCGCCGGCGTGCCCTACCAGCGCGTGCTGATGACGCCCGCCACGCCGGAGAACGCCAGCTACGGCGCTGCCTTCCGCGAGGTCGGTCTCTACAAGGTCACGCTGTGCTATCCGCAGGACAGCGGCACGGCCGCCGTGCAGGCCCAGGCCGACGCGCTGCGCCAGTGGTTCGCCCGCGCCACCACGCTGCGTGCCGACGGCGTCGAGGTGATCGTGCGCACCACGCCGGCCATCGGTGCCGGCGCCATCGAGGGCGACCGCTACTGCGTGCCGGTCAGCATCGACTACCTGGCCAACCTGGGCGGCTGACGCCGCCCGCTCTCTTTCCACCTTGCCACCAGCCCCGCCGCGCGCGGGGTTTTTTCTTTTCCTGGAGCCTATCCATGCCGATTGCCAAGGGTTTGTACAAGCAACTGCGCTACAAGGCGCAAACCGGCCAGGGTGTCGCGGCCGGCTCGACCGGCGGCCAGATCCTGCGCCGTGTCACCTCTGACCTGTCGCTGGTGAAAGACAGCTACCAGTCGGAGGAGATCCGCGCCGACCAGCAGATCGCCGACTTCCGCCACGGCGTGCGCCGCGTCGAAGGCACCATCAAGGGCGAGCTGTCGCCCGGCACCTATGCCGACCTGATCGCCGCGGCGCTGCGGCGCGACTTCAGCGCCGGCGCGGTGGTGTCCGGCGCCAGCCTGACCGTGGCAGGCAGCGGCCCGGCCTATACGGTCACGCGCGCCGCCGGCTCCTTCCTCACCGACGGCATCAAGGCCGGCGACGTGGTGCGGCTCGCCGGCGGCTTCAACGCCGCCAATGCCGCCAAGAACCTGCTGGTGGTGTCGCTCACCGCCACCGTGCTCAACGTGCTGGTGCTCAATGGCAGCGCGCTGGTGGCGGAAGGCCCGATTGCCTCGGCCTCGGTCACGGTGCAGGGCAAGAAGACCTTCGTGCCGGCCAGCGGCCACACCGACAAGTACCTGACCTTCGAGCACTGGTACGCGGACATCAACCAGTCCGAGCAGTTCACCGACTGCAAGGTCGGCCAGCTCGACGTGAGCCTGCCCGCCATCGGCATGGCAACCATCTCGCCGCAGCTGCGCGGCATCGACATGAAGACCGGCACCGGCGCCTATTTCACCGCGCCTGCGGCCGAGACCGCTGCGGGCGTGGTGGCCGCCGTCAACGGCGTACTGCTGGTCGGGGGTTTGCAGGTGGGGCTGGTGACCGGCCTCAGCGTGTCGGTCAACGGCAATCTCAGCGGCGATCCGGTGGTGGGGCAGAACACCATGCCCGATTTCTTCCCCGGCCGGCTGGTGGTGACCGGCCAGTTCACCGCCTACTTCCAGGACGGCACGTTGCGCGATGCCTTCGTCGGCGAGGGCGAGGTCGGCATCGTGGCGGCGCTGACCACCAGCAATGCCGCCAATGCCGACTTCATCGCCTTCAACCTGCCGCGCGTGAAACTGAGCAGCGCCGCCAAGGACGACGGCGAGAAGGGCATCGTGCAGACCTTCAGTTTCCAGGCGCTGCTGAACACCGCCGGCGGCACCGGCACTGCCAGCGAGAAGACCACGCTGTCGGTGCAGGACTCGCTGGCCTGACAGTGGCCCCGGCGCGGCGGCGGCGCTTGTGCGCCGCCACCGCGCCTTCCTTCACTTTCCCCGGAGCAAGACCATGGAAACAAGCCAGGGCGCATCGTCGCGTCCGCTCGCCTCGCTCAACCTGGTGCGGGCCAGCGAGGCCGGCCACGAGTTCGAACTGAAGAATTCCGCCGGTGACGGCCTCGGCGTCTTCATCACCGTGCTGGGCGATCACTCGGACACGGTGATGGCCGCCAACCGCAAGCTGATCAACGAACGGCGCGAGCGTGCCTACGTCGCCGCCAAGAAGGGCGAGAAGATGGCGCCGGACCCGATCGAGGACGAGGAGGCGCGTGCCATCGAAGGCGCGGTGCTGCGCACGCTGGCCTGGCGCGGCATCGACGAACCCTGCACGCCGGACCACGCGCGCCTGCTGTACACCATCAACCCCGAGGCGCGCGGCCAGGTCTACGCGGCCGCGGCGGAGACCGCCAATTTTTTGGCGCGCTGACGGACGAGCTGGTGGCCTACGCCGAGCACCAGGCGGTGCTCGACGCGCGCCTGCCCGACGGCTCGTCCGTCCGCCACAACCTCGAGGCGGCCGCACGCCAGAGTGGCCGCGCCCTGCCTGAACTGGCGGGACCGGCGCTGCCGGCGGCCGGCCTGCAGCTGTGGACGTGGTTCGCGGACCTCAACGCGGCCCGCCGCGGCAGGCCCATGCCACAGCCGCTCACCTACTCCGACATCCACGCCTACTTCACCCTGCTCGGCCAGCGGCCGGCGCACTGGCAGCTCGACGCCATCCGCCGCCTCGACCGTGTGGTGATGGCGGCGGCCTACCAGCGCAAGGGATAACCATGCAAATCGCAACCCTGGGCATCGCCCTCGACAGTGCCGCGCTCAAGCGCGGCGAGGACGCGGTCGACCGCTTCGTGCGGGCGCTCGAGCGCGCCACCGGCAGCATCGCCAAGATGGCGGGCGACGGCGACAAGGCCGCCTCCGGGCTGGCCAAGACCGGTACCACCGCAACCGGCGCACAGAGCGCGCTCAAGCAGCACGAGGCGGCGGTCAACCGCGCCAAGCAGTCCACCGACGCGCTGGAGCGCGCCAACCGCGCCAGCGCCACCAGCCTCGGTGGACTGTTCCGGGAGTACGTGGTGGATCCGGCCCGCAGTGCGATGCAGAAGAAGGCGGGTAACAGCGGGGTCGAAGCCGGGTCGGTCCAGAACGGCGTCAAGGATGCCCTGACGGCCTTCGAGGACGCCATCGTCGACTACTCCAAGACCGGCAAGTTCAGTCTGCCGGCAGCGGGCAAGACCGCGTTGCAGTCGCTCGGCAAATCCGTCGGCAAAGTCGGGCTGTCCCAACTGGCCAAGGGGGGCGTCGGCCTGCTGGACTGGTTGTTCCCACAGCAGGAAGGCACTTCCACTCCCGGCGCAGGTTCCGGCGGTGCGCAGGATCAGCAAGGCGCCGCACAGGCGGCCCAAGAGGCGGCGGCCGGCAGCGCGGATGTCAGCGCTGCCACGACCGCGGAGGCCGGCGCCGGCGCCGGCGATAGCAAGACGAAGAAGGCCAGCATCAATACCTTCTCAGGCTGGCTCGGCGACGCGCAGAAGGGACTCGAAGACTACCTCGGCTCCGCTGGTGGCGTCGCCGGTGCGGTGGAGTCGCTCTTCTCCGACGCGTTCAGCAAGATGGGCGATGCCGTGGCGACTTTTGCTACCACCGGAAAGCTCGATTTTGGCGAGTTTGCCAAGTCGGTTATTGCAGATCTGATCAAGATCCAGGCGCGTGCAGCGATCTCCGGACTAGCGAAGATGGGCATTAGCCTCATCGGCAGCCTGATCGGTGGGGAAGCTGCCAGTACGGATATGGCTGGTACTCCCGTTGACATGAGCATGCCGGTTGGCACTCCGATACGTGCCAGCGGTGGCAACGTCGATGCCGGCCAGCCCTACCTGATCGGCGAACGCGGCCGCCCCGAGCTGTTCGTGCCCGACGTGGCAGGCCGCATCCTGCCCGACACGGCCCTGCCCGGTCCGGGAGACGTGTCTGGCGCCGCGCCGGCCATCACCTTCCACAACACCTACAACATCGACAGCCGCTCCGACCGCGCCGACGTGATCGCCGCGATCCAGCAGAGCCAGCAGCAGACCAAGGCCCAGATCCTCGAGAGCATCAACCGGGGCGGCCAGTTTTCCCAGAGACGATAAGCCATGGCCATCCTGACCTTTCCCGACGACCTCCTGCCGTCCGGCGCGATGTTCGGACTGCAGTCCAACACCGAGAGCTTCACCTCGCCGCTGAACCGGGCCACGCAGACGGTGGAGCGGCCCGGCGCGCTGTGGCGGGCGCGCCTGACCTTCTCCACGCTGAGCGAACCGCAGCAGCGCCGGCTCAAGGCGCTGCTGGCCGCGCTCAACGGCATGGCGGGCCGCCTCTACCTGTGGCCGCACGGCACACCCGCCGCCGCCATCGTCGCGGCGCGTCCGGAGCTGGCCGGCGCGGCAGCGCCGCAGGTCAACGGCGCGCTGAGCGACTTCCGCCTGCTGCCGTCGCGCGCCTGGCCGGCCGCCACGCTGGTGCTGCGCGCCGGCGAGTTCATCGCCGCCGGCGGCGAGCTCAAGCTCGTCACGGCGGACGTCACCAGCGACGCCGCCGGGCTGGCGCAGATCCCGGTGGCACCGCCGTTCCGGCGCGCGCCCGCCGACCGCTCCTCGATCGCGCTCGACAAGCCCAAGGCGCTGATGCGCCCGGCCAGCGATACCTGGGAGTTCGTCAGCACCGCGGCCTGGCGGCACGAGACCTTCGCGGTGGACTTCATCGAGGTGCCGGCATGACGCGCCCCCTCGACCAGGCCACCGCCGCGGCGGTACGCGCGGGCCACGTGCCCTATCTGTTCTTCGTGCAGATGGATTTCTCCCAGCCGCTGCGCGTGTGCAGCGCCGGCTACGACATCGAGTGGAACGGCGCCACGTGGCTGGGCATCGGCGCGCTGGGCGGCATCGAGCCGATCCAGGAGCAGGCCGGCCTCGAGGCCATCGGCGTGCGCCTCACGCTGGCGGGCGTGCCGCCCGAGCTGATCGCCATCACGCTGGCGGAGCAGTACCAGGGCAAGGCTTGCCAGATCTGGTTCGCGCCACTGCGGGAGGATCTGCGGCTGTTTGGTGAACCAGTTCGGCTGTTCGCGGGGAGGATGGACACGATGAACACTTCGGTGGGGGAAACGGCAACCATCACGCTATCGGCGGAGTCGCGCATGGTCGCTTGGGAGCGAGCCAGGACGCGGCGCTACAACCATGAGGATCAGCAGAGCAGGTTTCCCGGAGACCGTGGTTTCGAGTACGTGTCGCAGATGGTGGAAAAGCAACTGATTTGGGGGCGTGGATGAAACGGTTCAACGATTGGCCGAGCCGGCTCGCGGCGTTCATCGAAGCGCGTCGCGACCGAGCATTTGCACGTGGGTCCAGTGATTGCTGCATGTTCGTGGCCGACGCAGTGCTGGAGATGACTGGTGTCGATCATGCAGTTCGTTGGCGTGGGGCCTACTCATCCGACAAGTCGGCGCTGCGCTTGCTGCGCGACTATGGCGGCGTCGCCGGGTTCGCCAGATTGACACTGGGCGAGCCGGTTGCCGCGATGCAGGCTGGTCGCGGTGACATCGTGCTTATCGACGCTCCGGAGGGCGAAGCTCTCGCATTGTGCCTCGGAAGCGCGATCGCGGTCCAGGCGCGCAATGGGCTTGTCTTTCTACCAATGAGTGCCGCGAAGGCGGCATGGAAAATCTAAGAGGTGGAGCATGGCAGAAGGCATAGCCGCAATCGCGAGCTGGGTTGTCGGGGCACTTTCAGTTACTGGTATTGCCGCAGAGGTTGTTTCTGCCATCACGTATGCCGTCGTGATGTTCGGGGCATCTGCCGCATTCAGTGCCGTCATGGGCGCTGTTTTCAAGCCCAGGATTCCCAATAGCTTCACCAGCGAAGCCCAGGGCCGGACCCAGATCGTCCGCTCCAACGTCCAGCCCCGCAACCTGGTCTACGGCAGGGCGATGACGTCCGGCCCGCTGGTGTTCGCGGCCAGCACGCATGGTGACGGGCGGGCCAACCAGTTCATGCACCTGGTGGTGGCGCTGGCGGACCACGAGTGCGAGGACATTGAAGAGATCTACCTCGGCGAGGATGCCGTAGGAAGGCTGGATGCCAAGGGCTTTCCCGTCGGTGGCCGATTCCTCAAGGAGTGGAACGAGTCGAAGACAGTCGAGTGGCCTGTGAAGGCTGGGCAGCGGTCGGTCACTATCGAGGCCGGTGAAGAGGTGCGCAACATCATTTCTCTGGTGGCACTCCTTCCGGTCGAGGGCGAGGATAGCCGCGCTGCTACCCGGAGCGTACCGGTCAAGGGCATCGTGGTCGCCGGGAATGCGAGCCAAGTCAGGATTGATGACTTTCCGGAGGACACCCGAGCGTTTGCGTTGACGTTCGACGGACGCCGTACCAAGGCCTACGTGAAGGTGCGCAGCCATCTTGGCTCGTCAGACCAGGGTGCCGATGATGACTTGGTGTCCGAAGTGCCCGGCTGGACCCGGGAGCACCGCCTGCGCGGCGTCTGCTATCTCTACGTGCGCCTGGAGTACGACGCCGACCTGTTCCCCAACGGCCTGCCCAACATCAAGGCGCTGGTGCGCGGCAAGCGTGTCTACGACCCGCGCAACGGCACCACGACGTGGTCGGACAACTGGGCGCTGTGCGTCTACGACTACCTGCGGGATGCGCGCGGATTCGCCTGCGGCGATGGCGATGTCGATGCGGCGACGGTGCGCGCGGCGGCCAATGTGTCGGACGAACTGGTCCCGCTCGGCAACGACCGCAGCGAATCCCGCTACCGCTGCAACGGGGTGGTGATGCTGGACAAGTCGCCGCGCGACAACCTGACCGAGATGACCACGGCCGGCGCCGGCGCGGTGGTGATCTCCGGCGGGGTGTTCCGCGTCTTTGCCGGCGCCTACGACATCCCCACGGTGACGCTGAGCGAGGACGACCTGCGCGGCCAGGTCAAGGTGCAGCCGCGCATGTCGCGGCGCGACCTCTTCAATGCGGTCAAGGGCACCTTCATCAATCCGTCCGGCAACTGGCAGCCCGGTGACTTCCCGCCGCAGCGCAATGCGCTGTACGCGCAGCAGGATGGCGAGGTGATCGAGCGCGACATCGAACTGCCGTTCACCATCGACACCGTGACGGCACAGCGCCTGGCCAAGATCATCCTGGAGCGCTCGCGCCAGGGCATCGTGGTCGAGTTCCCGGCCAAGCTGAGCGCCTTCCAGCTGTCAGCCTACAGCACGGTCAAGCTGAACCTGGCGAAGTTCGGCTGGCAGGACAAGGTGTTCCGCGTGATGTCATGGAAGATGTCCGACGACGGCGGCGTCGACCTGGTGCTGAACGAGGAGGCCGCCGCGGTGTACGACTGGAACCATGGCGACGCCACTACCTCGGATCCGGCGCCGGATACCAATCTGCCCAATCCCTTCCGTGTGGAGACGGTCGGGCAGATCCGCATGGATTCGGGCGAGGAGCAACTGATCCTCAGCCAGAGCGGCGTGGTGATCTCGCGCGTGCTGGTGTCCTGGCCACCGGCGCAGGATGTCACGCTGCGGCAGCGCGGGCGGATCGAGCTGGAATTCAAGCTGCTGGAAGAGACCAGCTGGACCGCGCTGCCCGCGCTGCCGGCCGGCGCTACCAGTACCTACCTGGCGCCGGTGGAAGACCTGGCCTATTACATGGTGCGGGCGCGCTATGTCTCGGCCATCGGTGTGCGCAGCCCGGACTGGACTTACTCGCCGGCGCACCGCGTGATCGGCAAGTCGGCGCCGCCGCACGACGTGAGCGGACTGTCGCTGGCGGTGCTGAACGGCTTCGCCAACCTCAGCTGGGATGCCTCGGTGGATCTCGACGTGCGCAACGGCGGGCAGGCCCGCATCCGCCATACGACCGACCTGCAGCAACCCTCGTGGAACAGCGCCGTGGACATCGGCGGCTATACCGCCGGCTCGGCCAACGCCGCGCAGCTGCCGCTGCTGGAGGGGGCCTACCTGGCCAAGTGGATCGACTCCAGCGGCAACGAGTCGCTGCATGCTGCTCAGGTGACCACTACCGCGCCGTCGCTGCTCGACCTCAACGTGGTGGCCACGGTGGCAGAACAGCCGCAGTTTGCCGGCTCGAAGCAGGGCATCGTCTACGACGCGGCGCTGGGGGGCATCAAGCTGGTCGGGCGCGCGCTGATCGACGAGCAGGGGCCGGTCGACGCCAGCGGGCTGTGGGACAGCCAGCCGCGCGTGGATGGCATCGGTCCGGTCGATACGGTGGTCGGCAATGGTGGCTGGGGTCTGGTCGATTCGCTGGGCGGCATCGTGGAGCACGGCAGCTACGCCTTTGCCGGTGCGCTGGACCTGGGCGTGGTGGAAAGCTCGCGCCTGACCGCGGCGATCGACACCGTGTCCTTCGACACCGGCGACCTGTTCGACTTCCGTCTGGAGCGGATCGACGGCTGGCAGTCCATCGACGGCGACCGCATCAGCGATACCGCGGTGGCGCTCTATGTGCGCACCACCGCCGACGACCCGGGCGGCTCGCCGGCCTGGTCGCCCTGGCAGCGTTTCGCCGTGGGCGACTACGAGGCGCGTGCCTTCCAGTGGAAGGCCGAGCTGGCCAGCGCCTCGCCCACGCACAACGTGCTGGTGCGCGGCCTGGCCGTGAGCGTCGATATGCCGGACCGGCGCGACTACGCGCGCGACGTGGTGGCGCCGGCGGCGCCGTACGCGATCGCTTTCGCGCGGCCGTTCCGCATCGTGCCCTCGCTCGGTGTTACCGCACAGGACATGGCACAAGGCGACTTCTTCACGGTCGCGGGCAAGAGTCGCAGCGGGTTCACCATCCGCTTCTTCAACAGCGCCGGCGCGCCCGTCTCCAGACGGTTCGACTGGGATGCCGTCGGCTATTAACCACCTTTCTCGACAGGAGATAAAGCATGTCCCAACACGACATGGTGATCGACAACCAGGCCGGCGCCGCCTTCCGCGCCGACCTGAACAACGCGCTGGCGGCCATCGCCACCAACCAGTCCGGCTCGGTCGAGCCGAACCCGTCCTTTCCCTTCCAGTTCTGGGCGGACACGGGCAACGGGTTGCTCAAGCAGCGCAACGCGGCCAATACCGCGTGGATCAAGCTCGGCCCGCTGGGCGTCGCCAACTTCGGCCTGATCATGCCGGGTACGGTCGCCTTCCACGCGAAGAGCGCGGCGCCGGCCGGCTGGCTGAAGTGCAACGGCGGCGCGGTATCGCGCACGACGTATGCGGAGCTGTTCGCCGAGATCGGCACGAGCTTCGGCGCCGGGGACGGGTCGACGACGTTCAATCTGCCGGAGTTGAGAGGGGAGTTCGTGCGTGCATGGGATGACGGCCGAGGAGTCGATAGCGGACGGAGCTTTGCCAGCATTCAGTTGGGCAGCGTGGAAAGCCATAGGCATACCTTCAGAGCAGCTTTCAATGGTACGGGGACATCTGGATCGATTGCCCAGTACGGTGCCAACGGGCAGGCCGAAGGTCCGCAGCTGTCTACCGAAATTACTGGTGCAGGGGAAACCCGCCCCCGCAACATCGCCCTCCTCGCCTGCATCAAGTACTGACCCCAAGACAAGGAAGAACCTCATGGACATCCATAACTACCACCCGACCACCGGCGAATACCTCGGCCTGGGCGTGGCCGATCCGAGCCCGCTCGAGCCCGGCGTCCATATCGTGCCCGGCTATGCCACGCCGGTGCCGCCGCCGCGCGCGGCCGGCCGCGCCATCGCCGTCTACCGCGATGCGGCGGGCGGCGTGCCGCAGAACGCGGCGGACGGCGCCTGGACCGCGCAGCCCGACTACCGCGGGGTGCCGCTTTACCGCACGGCCGACGGCAGCCGCTTCGAGGCGGGCGCCGAGTACAGCGGCATCGGCGACCTGCCGCCTTTCCTCACCGACGAGCCGCGGCCCGGTCCCGCCCATGTGTGGCGCGACGAAGGCTGGCAGCTCGACGGCGCGCTGGCCGCTCGGCTGCAAGCCGACGAGGCCGCGGCACGGCGCGACGGGCTGCTGGCCGAGGCCGAGCGGCGCATCGCGCCGCTGCTCGACGGTTTCCTGCTGGGCGAACTGACGGAGCCGGAGGTGGAGCGGCTCAGGTCCATGAGCCAGTACCGCAAGGCGCTGCGCGCCATCGATCCGGATGCGGCGCAGGCGAGCGCCTGGCCGCAGGCGCCCTGGGACTGAGCGCTGCGGCCGGTGCCGTTGGTGCCCGCGCGTGGTATCCATGCGCGGGTTTTTTCTTTTGTGCCGGAGGATTCCCGATGAACCAAGCCGACATGACAGTGGAGGCCGCCAAGGTCATGCCGGCCACCCCCGTGCCGATCATGACCTTCATGGGCTACGGCGTCGCCGACTGGGCCAGCGCGGTCACGCTGGGCTATGTGCTGCTGCTCGCCGCGCATTTCCTGTGGGTCAAGATCGGCCGCCCGTGGTGGCGCGCGCGGCGGCCGCGGCGGGAGCGCTGAGATGGCGCTGCCGCAACGCGTGACGCTGGCGCTCGGCTCCGGCGCGCTGGCGCTGGCGGCGGCCGCCGTGGCGCTGTTCGAGGGCTACCGTCCGGCAGCCTACCTGGACCCGGTCGGCATCGCCACCATCTGCTACGGCCATACCGATGGCGTGCGCCTCGGGCAGCGGCGCAGCGAGGCGGAGTGCGAGGCGCTGCTGCGCGCGGACCTGGGCAAGGCGCTCGGCGCGGTCGACCGGCTGGTGGCGGTGCCCTTGCCGGAGACGCGCCGGGCGGCGCTGGCGTCCTTCGTCTACAACGTCGGGCCGGAGGCCTTCGCTGCCAGCACCTTGTTGCGCAAGCTCAACGCCGGCGACGTGGCCGGCGCCTGCGACGAGCTGCCGCGCTGGGTGCTGGCGCGCGGCCGCGTGCTGCCGGGCCTGGTCGAGCGGCGGCGGCAGGAGCGTGAGCTATGCCGGATGTAGGCGCATGGCAGCTGGCCGGGCTGGCCGGCGCCGGCCTGCTGCTGGGCGCGGCAGGCTGGACCGCCAATGGCTGGCGCCTGGAGGCCGTGCAGGCTGCGAGCGCGCTGGCTGCCAGCGGGGCGCAGGCGCGGCAGTCGGCGCAGGCGCTCGAGACCTTGCGCGCCAGCAGCGCTGCCATGCGTGCCGCGGCGGATGCCTACCGGCAGTCCCAGTCCGCGCTGGCGGCGCGGCTCGATCGTCTTGAGGAGGAACTCCAACGTGCCAGGCCCCTTCCCGTGGATTGCCGCCCTGATGCTGAGCGGATGCGCCTCCTGTCCGGCGCCGTCGACGCCACCCGCGCTGCCGCCGCCGCTCGATAG